TATAACGTTTGGCAGCAAGAAATGTCTGGAAAGGCTGAATTTGCTAAAGCAGAACAAAACCGTAAAATAAGGATTGAAGAAGCTAAAGCAAATCTGGAAGCTGAAAAGCTGAACGCCCAAGCTGAAATCGAACGTGCTAAAGGTGCTGCCGAAGCGATTAAAATTGAAAATGGAAGTATTACCCCCGCATATATCCAATATTTGTGGGTACGTCAACAAAGCAATCTGAATGATAAAACTGTGATATACATACCAACGGAGACAAATCTTCCAGTTTTAGAAGCGGCAAGAAATAAATGATAAATCAGCTATGCGGTAGATTCTTCGTTTACCGCATAGCTCAAATCCAAAACAGATATGAAGATAATAGCAAAACAAGGTTCAGCGCTTGAGAAGCTACTGAAACAAATGAATGAACGGCTTCTGCGTGGACAAGACGAAGCTAAAGATATGATTCAGGAATATTGTGGTTCAAGACCGGATAGTCTCGGATATGGATGGGTGTTTGGAATAACTGCTGAGTGGCTTTATACTCTTATTGGATTTGATGATAAAGAATTTGTTCCTGAAAAACTGATTCCGAATAATGATGACAAGAAGCATCCTTGTTGGAAAATCAATAAACGAAAGAAGGAAGGTCGTGAATTTATTGATAAATGGTGCAGAAAGTTTCGAGGTATAGATGGTAGACCTCTTAATAAATTTGGGATTCCGGTAATGCACGAAGAAACAGGACGCTATTTCCATTGGCTCCCACTTGAAAAAGATGGTGTTTATTACGTTTCAGTAGGTTCTTCCATTCTTGAATGTATGCCATCGGCAAAAAGTGAGCAGTTTGAGATAGAGGTTTAACGTATAACAATTAGAGAAGATAAAAAAGAATAGGAACTCAATTTTCAAGTCCCTATTCTTTTTCAACGCTTTTGGCTAGGATTCTGGTTAGGAGGAAGTGGAACTGGCTTATCGCTTTTTCTTCTTAATTTTAGAGGTTCGTCATTAACTTGTAGAGAAAGTAAATTTTCTTTAAGAGCAATACTTTTAAGTTCATCCCTCGTTAGATAAGGATCATGCTCTATCAATTTATTGTAAACATCCTCGAAATCGACTTCCTTACTTCCAACCAATAAATTCAAAATTGATGTAATTTTATCCATAATTCTATCATTAAATAAGTTTATGTCAAAAGTAGGAATTTTAAATTATGTATGAAAGTTATTCACCAAAAAATAATTCAAATCAAGAACTGATATGAATAAATTATATTTCATTGAGGATTAACTATTAACAAAAATAATATAGAATCAAATGAAGCGTCCACAGAGCAATGGGTTATTTGAAGTTACAGGAGGTCAAGAGAAAGAACGAGGTTTCTGCTGTATGAAGTTGATAACTTTCCTCTCTGCTAATAATGTAACAGATTGGGATGAATGGCATGGAGCGCATCTTTCTGCTATGTCAGGGAGATGTCCCTATGCTTCGCAGTGCCCGATTCATGAGAGAACGATAGCAGTAGTAGGTAGAAGACCAATACAATTTAGCTTATTTTGAATAATGACTAAAGAAAAGTGCATTTTATGTGGAAGAGAAACGGTATCGGTTATTAAAACTGGTACCGACTTTATGTGTTATAATTGCTATGCAGATCAGCGTAATCCTCCACGTTTAAAAGAAGTACATAATAACGAGGAAGCTCGCATACAAACAGAGTTTTTTAAACTTATTCCTTTATATTTCCCAAACATTCCGGACAGACTTATATTTGCGGTTCCGAACGGTGGTAGCCGTCACATTAGGGAAGCAGCTAACCTTAAACGCCAAGGAGTGAAGCCCGGTGTTTCCGATGTAATCGTACTCATACCGAAAAAGGGGTTTGCTTCTCTCTGTTTAGAGTTCAAGATCAAGACAGGGAAACAGTCAGATCATCAAAAAGAGTTTCAAAAACAAGCAGAGAACTGCCGAAACAAATATGTTATAGTACGAAGTGCGCAACAAGCAATTGAAGAATTAAAGAAATATCTTTTTTAATAGGGATATAGTAGGGGATACTGAATTGCTCTGATATCATACCGAAATTCCTTGCTTAAATAGATATTGTACTGATGAAAGGAGGTAATTGCCTTTTTTATTATCTTTGTTCTAAAATTATCTATATGACATTTGAAGAAGCTATTTCTCTAGTTGAGCGGATAAGAAACCAAGTAGTCGGCGCTCCCGTTAAAGGTCGGTTTATTGAATCATTGTTCATCGGGCCAACCAACTGGGATGAGATGCACGTTTTTATGAATATCTGCTTACAGAAAGGAGAAGATGAAGCTATTAGCGAATTTATCGGGAAAAGCTTCTCTGTATATGGTAAATCTGTTACCTACATTAATCCGGATCTTCCCAAGTGGGATGTAACAGTACTGGATGATTGGGAGAAGACAATATATAATTGAGAGGTAGCTTATTCGGCTACCTCTTTTTCTGTCGGAACTAAAGGGGAACAGTTTTCTCGGTTTACAACTATATCACGCATATTAGGCTTATTATTAAAATTGCGAGATATGTTTTTTATTAAATCAATATAATTATCCGCCCCATCTTCATACTGTCGATAAAAGACTTTAATTGATATGCAATTATCATGTTCAAATAAAGTATTTAATAACGTCCGATCAGAATTTCCACAAGAATGCCCCATTATAAAAACCTGATATGGGCCTAATGAAATAAAATTCAGTAGTTCTCTATAGCTTCTTGTTTTATGATAACTTATTGATTTAATATTCTCTAGAAAATCATTGTTCTGCAATTTTTCTATTTTATTATAATCATCATCTAATTCATCACCATATCCGAATATGATGGGATTATTCTCACTGTTAAGTTCTCCATGAATATTGATGATTTCATCAATATTATGATCATTATATAATTTTTTCGCTATTTGGGTGTAATTGAAATTCAAAAGTAATGTGTATGGCAGAAGATGAAACTTTTTAAAAGCCTCATCTTTGAGTTTTTTTTCAATAAATATTATTCGGGCCTCATTTTCTGTAAGGCAGTACTTATATGTTTTATTATCAACTTTTTTATCATGTTCAAAT